CATTTGTGCCTGTCGAGTGGAGCCCCAATCCACCCGTCATGGTGCCTCCGGACAGCGGCATGTAGCTCGCGAGCGACGTCGCGGCGGCGTAATACGTGCTAAGCTGACCTCCGAGACGCTGGGCGTTGAGGTTGTTGACTTGAGTTGTGCTGGCGACAACAAACGGGGCGGTGCCAGTGGCAACAGTGCTTGTAAGCTGACCACTGAACGACGCAGTGCTTCCTGACAGCTTTCCGACAACAACAGTTCCGGTTCCGTTGGGCGTGATTTCGATGTTGCCGTTCGCACCATCGAAGATGCGGATAAACCCCTCGTTTGCAGAGCCCTCGTGGGTTCTGAGTATCAGGTCGCCAGTGCCTCTGGTTGCGAGCGTGGCGTTCGTGTTGTTCGAGCCAAGACGGATGTCCGTCGAGTTGATGTGGACGTGCCCTGTGCCGTCTGGCGTGATGGTGATCGGACCATTTGTTCCGAGAAGACTGGTTAGCTCGGTCGCTCTGAGCGTCGTGAAGATGCCAACCGTACCAGTCAGTGTGCCGGTAAGCGTTCCGCCTGTGAGTGGCAGATATCCACTAAGAGACGATGCCGCCGCGTAGTACGTGCCGTGCTGTCCGTCCAACAGGTCGGCGTTGAGGTTGGTCACCAGCGCGGTCTGATTGACCGTGAACGGGGGAACCGTCGTTGCTGTGACGATCTGCAGTTGGCTCTCGAACTTCATTCTGGAGGTAGATTAGCAGCCGACAACGACCCAGCGATACACGGTTCCCGAGGCAGGAGCGACAGCGAAAGTGAAGCGAGCGGTGTTCGCATCAAATGTCTTGGTGTCCACATACACTCTGTCGTCGCTGGAGTCGAACACTGAGACGACGATGTTCTTGGTGTTCAAGTTGTGGGCGGCGTTGAAGACCGTGGTGCTGTTGTTTCCGGTGATCGTACCAGACACCTGAGCCACCAACTGGGCGTTCAGATTCGGCAGCGAATAGGTGCGCAGGGTGGTCCCGTTAGTCGTGAACTGAGCGTACTGGGTTCCAGTGCCGCCGTACGCGCCGGGAAGAATTCCGGCGACAGCACTGCCGCTCGCAAGGTTGATTGTCCCAAACGCAAGGGCATTTCCGGCGTCATTAACACGCAGAACCTGATTTGCGGTTCCAGTAATTGCGCTTGGAGTTACAGAGGCCCCAGAGGAAGCTGTTCCGAGTATGCTCAACCCGGCAATCTGAGCCAGCGTTGAGGCGCTGATCTTACCCCAAGACGGCGCAGCCCCAGCCCCGTTGGATATCAGCGCGTTGCCAGCTGCCGCTGCCGCAAGCAAACCGATCGTTGTGGTTCCAGTAGCGTAGGGAAGGTCACCAATCGTGTAGTTCGAGTTCTGAGCAAAGTGGAATACTGTCCCAGACTGGACAATTCCTCGGCCAGCAGTGTATGAGCCTGCTCCGGAAAACTGAGACCATATCAACGCTGACGTGTCCAGAATGGGCGTGCCGTTGGATGTCATCACCCATCCGGTGTCACCTAAAGAGCTTCCCTGCTCAACAAACGTAAATGAACCTGCGCTAATTTTTGCGCTTGTGTTGAAATCTGAAGCTCTAGTCAAGACCCAGTTTCCGCTGGCTCCACCAGTAGCTGTTACTACATAAATACCATTCGTTGAAGTATCTACCTGATCTTTTACTAGTATTCTGTTTCCTACTGACAGTGGAAGCCCATCTATTACAAGCGCAGCCTGTGCGCCTGAATTAGTTAGCGTGAACGTAGGAGAACCAACATACGTTGCAGTAAGTGCGGCGGTTGTTGCTACGACTACTGACTGTTTAACGTCCAACCCTTGAGCGGTCGAATCGACGTATGCTTTAGTTGCTGCCTCTTGGGCGTTCGTCGGGTCAGCAAGTCCAGTGATCTTGTAGCCGCCCATCGCCACGTCCGCTGCGGCAGCGCCGAAGCCGGACAGGGGGATTCCGCTTTTGGCAGTGACAGCAGCGACGTTGGATCCGTTGCCGACCAAGAATGATCCATTGGTCAGCCCGATGTCGCCCGCCGCGACACTTAGTGCCGTGATGTTGATGTTGACGTCAGCAGACCCGTCAAAAGCCGCGGCTGTAGCGGTGACCTTGGTGCCAGAAATACCAATGTTCTTTGTGGCAAACAGCTTCGTTGCGGTCGAAGCGTTACCAGCAAGAGTCGCAGTGATCGTGCCTGCCGAGAAACCGCCTGAACCATCTCGAAGCACTGCGGTGGAACCGTTTGCAAGCGTGTCGAACGGGAAAATAGCTTGCCAGTTAGTGCCATCGCTCCAGTTGAGACGGCTGCTCGACGTGTCCATCCACAGCGACCCTTTTCCAGCGTTCGCATTGTATGGCGCACTAGGGCTGTTATGGATCTTGAGATTTACAATCTCAAGGTTCGACATGTCGATGATGGATAGAAACTTTGGCATGTTAACTCCTAATTTAGGTATGCTTTACCGGACAACTCAGCGAAAAAAGAGACCGTGAGCGTGTTCTGGTTGATGTAATTCACATCGCCATAGAACACGTTCTTGGACTGATCAACGATTGTGACAGATGGAAACCATCCCAGATTGTGATTGATCGTCCATGTAGATGCCGAAACGCCTTGATTGTGAACGTATCTAGCACTTTGGATTATCAGCTTAACATCATCAGCTGTGAGCGAGTCGCCAACACTTGTGTCGATAGCGTCTATCTGGCTCTGCAGATTGGTCGTGTTCGACACGATCAACTGGTTGAGCGAATCGATTTGAGAATTGATGCTGGCGACTGCTGACTGAAGCGCACTGGAAATCTGATCAGAAACGTCAGCGGACTGAGCCTCTGCAGCGGCTGATGATTGCGAAGTCGGGACAGGGAACTGCGCCTGAAGACTTATGCGCCACCGGTTTATGGACTCCGAGAACTCCCTGACCGTTGCGTCGTTCAGCTTCTGCGGAAGCTGCGGAAAGTCTGGGATGACAACGTCAGCGGTCCCCAAGCCGGTATTGGCACCATTCCCCCTTCCAGGGGTCGATGCCAACCGCTTGATCAGGGTTGCCTTGGCGTTGGATGCCATGGATCAAACACTACTGAGAATGTCCAGTGCGACAACACGGAGTCGTTCCATGAACTTGGCCTTGGTGAACTTGGTCGCCATCTCGTATGACCTAACCGCTTTATCCCGCACGAGATCTCGATTTTTGTACGCATCGCGCAACGCCCAGATGACGCCATCTTTGGTTGGCTTTGCACCCTGACCAACCCCAAAGTACGGAATGTCGTTTGGCGCTTGAACCATGGTAAACGGCAGATGCCACGATGTCTCAGGCGTGGTGAAGTCTGCCGGACCTCCCCATGGTACGATGATCGACGGGCGACCAGTCGCCATAAGCTCGCATGCCGGGAAGTTCCATCCTTCCAGACCAGACAGGAATACACCACAGTGATGATCGGCGAGCATCTCCTCGTACTTTGACCGAGTGAAGTCATCCCTGATTACAGTGATACGCTTGTCTGAAGGTTCTCTGGATTGGCAATGCGGGCTGCTCTTCACCGTCAGTCGCACGTCCTTCTCAGTTGGGAAAGCCAATCCAAACAACTCGATGAGATCGTCAATCCCCTTGCGAGACCTGACAGAGTTGTCTCTTCCGATGCAAATGAACTTGAATACGTCATCCGCCGGCATTGGAGCCCACTGTGACTCACCCCAAAGCGGAACCGTGTGGATCATTCCTCGATACCCACTGGACCTGAAGACGCGGACATTCATCTTACATGGCACGATCAGAGCCCTTGAAGACATGAATCCAGTTGCGGTTGGTGGAAGCTGAGTCGGTTCCCACATCGTGAACCGAATTGGTGACACTAATGCAGATTTCGGATCTGATAGAACCATGTCTGGGTAATCGAGCGGCGACACATGCACCGCATTGATCGCCTGCATACATGCCTCAGCAAGGCGACCATAACCGGAGGATGGGTCTGTCGCTGGCGAGTAGAACCTCAGCGGTCTACCGGAGAGGCGTGCATGAGAAGCTAAAGGAGGCCTAACATTAACCGTCAGCATACATCGGGGGTCATCACCTTGGGGCTGCGAACCGACTGCTGAGCTTTGCGGCAGTCGTATGCCAACTGCGAAATAGCACTCGTGTACAGCGAGTTCGCAGTCTGGTAGTCGCTCATGTCCTTGGTCTCGCGGCGAGCCACTTGTGCGTCCAAGTAGACTTCAACCGCCTGCATGACGTCGCGGGTATGAAGGGTTGCAGGAATCGCTGTCGTGTCTATGAAAACACGCCGAATGCCGTTCCATTCAACAACAATCTGCTCTGTGCTCTCAATCGATGGAAACAGGTAGATAGAGCCGCGATTGATGGACCAATAGAGCGCATCGGGTCCAGTCCGATAACCCTTGTCTGTGCTTGCACTACCGGGCGCGTAGATCGGGGCACCGACAGCGTCGTTTGGTGCGTGAGGTGTCATCCCGTAAGCATCACCCGGAAGGCAGCATCGATAGCTGTGGATCATTTCCAGCATGCGCTCATGGTCCACAAACATAGCCTCAACAGGATCGCATCCACCATCGAGAGCAGAGGTGTAGATCCGCTCAATGTTGCCGTCTACAGTGTCAAACGTGCTTGCACCGCAATGGAACAGCGTAGAGGACTGACCAACATAATCAGCGTGGTTGGTCCGCAGGCATGGGATTTTGGTCTGGATGTCGATGAGCGCATCCTTCACGGCCAGCTTGTGGACGTGGACAAGGTTTTCAGCCTCGCCCTCAGGGAAGACGGCGGCGCTGATCTCGGTGTAATACTGTGAGAAGTTCATCGTGCGAGTCTTCCGCGCTGTGCCTCAAGATCGGCGATCTGGGCGTTCAGCATGCTGATAGTCTGGTTGTCAGTCGATAGAATGGCACGCTCGCGAACACTCCTAATCTGTCCAGCGAGCGCGGAGTCAAACGTCTGGTAGAGAGCATTTACCGCCAGACTGGAGTTGCGAGCTCTATTGATGGCGAAAATCACGGCCAGCATTCCGATCGCCAATAGGATCAGGTTCACACCAAGCGGGATCGAAACTGACTTGGATGTGGACTCAGTGGTCTTTTCCTTGTCGGTTGCGTCCACGTTTGACGAGTAGTGAACCTCCTCGCGGTACGGCTGCTGCGCCTGAGTTTGAGCGGCTTGAGTCGCCTCTTTATGAACCGCCGGAACTGCGACAACCGTTACCTGAGGAGGTGCCGGGATCTGGTCAGGCACCTTGGGGATCGTCACGCTCACCTTGTTTCCAAGACCTCCGACATGGAACTCTGCGGCAGTTTTGGGATCAGTCTTCTGACCCGTAACGATTTTGGAGAACTGCTCAGACCCCTTGAGCGTAGAGGCTGCAGCCTCCGATGTGGACGATGTTCGCTTTGCGGTGCTTGGCACCAAAGCGCCGCATCCAGCGATGAAGAGAATCAGCGTGATCAGGAATGTTTTCATAAGTCGTCTATTGATACCCCAAGCTGGTTAGCCTTGGCTCGCAGTATCTTAAGCTCGGCCTCAATCTTCCTGATGTTCACCCGGCTCAAACGGATTGCATAGAAGCTCGCGCACATTGTGGCCACCGCTGCGGCCATCTGAACCCAGCTGGGTAGACTAAAAATATGCGATATCGCCATGGCGACCATTCCACCCATGGACATGGCACCAGACTTGGCTGCAACGATGTGGTTGGCTTGAATGTCGCTCATGGCATGTGGCCTGGTTTAGCGTTTCAGTTTTCCGACTGTCGGCTTTGAAACCTTGACCTCATCCGGCGAAGCGGCTGGCGTTTGATCAGCCTGCTTCGGCTTATTAGACGCGGGAGCCACGGCCGCAGCAGGATCGCCTGACTGGAGTTGTGCCTGAGCTTGAACCACCGCCAGAGTCAGACCCTGTCTGGTTAACGACGGCTGCAGCGATTGCGAGGCGTTCTTTTTTTTTAACTCCTCGTCGTAAATCTCTTGGGTCATCTCCCAAATTCCGCCGCGCTTTTCGCGGATTCGGAGCTCGAGTTCTGCGATAAAGACCGCGTCCTCAGTGGCCAGAATACCGATGCCAGCAGCGCCCTCGATAAACGGGACGGTGCGCCCGTCGGCCGCCTGAATGGTGTTGTAAACGAGAGATTTTCCAAAGTACCGCATGGCGAGATTTTGATCAGGGTGTTGATGGCCGCAACTGAAAGTCATCCAACAAAAAGGGCGGGTGAGCCGTTAGACCCACCCGCCCAGTGCATTCACGGATTAGACGTAGAAACTGCCGTCGTTCGCGCTGTTTCCAATCGGCGCAGTGGCAGCCAGATTCTCCAGCACGAAGCTGGTGGTCTCAGCTTCCAGAACCGCCGTGTAGGTGGTGCTGGTCAGCTTGGTGGTCCGGCTCGGCACCTTCATCACGCAGGAGTAGCTGTCATCCACAGCAGCAAGCTGCTTCAGGTCGCCAGTCTTGTTCGTGACGGAGTTGGAATCAATGATCCCCTGATAGACGTTCTGCCAGTCGATGGCCCACATCATGCGGCCAGCGGTCTCGAACCCAGCAGCCTTATGGGCAGCGAGCATGTCGTCGAACATGCGGTGGGTGACGATGCGGAGCTCGACCTGCGGGTAGTCGAGGGTGAAGCGGTAGAAGCGGAAGCCGAACGGCCCCTGCTCGCCACCCTGATTCAACTGCATGGTCAAGCGGAACACGTCGGAGCCGTACTTCGCCTTGAAGTAGTTCACCATGCCGATGATGAACTGGTTGGCGTAGAACGAGTCGGTGAAGAGCTCGATGATGTCGGCCTTGGTGCCAGCCGCTTCGCGCTCCCGCTGGAGGCGGTACAGCGTGTTGAACAGCTTGTTCAGGTCGAGGGTGTCAGCCTCCATGTCGTACACGCGACCGCACTCGCCCAGCTGCTCGTAGATGCCGGTGGCGTTGGCCTTGCGACCAATGCAGCGACCGTCCACAGCGAGGTTCAAAGAGCCGGTGGGCACATTGATCGCAGGGAGGTTGTTGTAGTTCGCCAGCGTCTGGTTCGTGTTCAGCGGCTTGTTGAAGAAGAAGCTGTTGGCGTGACGGCGCTGGAAATCCTCAATGATCTGGCGGTTGAGCTCAACGGTCTCAACATCACCAAACTGCTTGAAGAACGGGTTCGAGTCCCGAAGCGCCGTGAGGTACTTCTGGGTGAGCTCGTCTTCGCAGATCGAGTACCGGGTGGTCTCGATCCAGAACGGAAGCAGCTGGTTGTTGTTGATGCCCGGGATCTCAGCACAGTGACTCTCGTAGTCGGAGACGTTGGGAGTGCCGCGCACCACAAGACCGAGGACGGCGTCCGCAGCGAGGTTGGCCGGGATCTTCGCCTTGGCCTGAACCGCAGCAGCATTACCGGAAGCCGCAAACACGGAACCAGCATTCTGCGGGGTGACGGTGATGCGAACGAACGCTCCGTTAGCATCAGAACCGGCGCTAACATACGTCTTCACAACGAACGCAAGGCGGTAGGTGGTGTCACCAACGGCAGGGCTGCCGGAGGCAACATTCTTGCCGGACACGAAGATCCGAAGACCATTCGGGAACCAGCGAGAGTCCGCAGGGATGGAGCTCTGCGAGTAGATCTTCAGGTCGAGATCAGCGGTCTGCACAGGGGTAGCACCAGTGGCAGCGACCACGCGAGCGGTCCAGTACTCACTGTTGACCTGACGCTTCCGGCCCATCTTGATGAAGGGCGAGAGCTCCCAGACACCACCAGCCACCTGCTGCACGCTCAGGCGCTTGCCGCCCATCACTCGCTTGTTGGCTTGGAGGAAGTCATAGAGACCGTTCTGGCGGACGCCGACAGCCTTTCCCACGAAGTCCGCGGCAATCAAGTTGCCGAGAATGCGGTAGTTGGTGTCGTTCGATCCGTAGATCGACGCGAGATCACCGGACGTGACGACCTTGGCGTCGCACGCGGTCACAGCGCCACAGGACTCAATGTTGGTCCCGATGGCCGGAAGACACCTGCTAAACAGGTTGTCGGTTGGGGTTGCAATAGGCATATTCAGTTATTCCTTTCGCTGCTTATCTTTTCACTAAACGGGCTAGTTTGTGAATAGGCCCGCTCATTTTCTGTTTTACAATCTGTGCTGCTCTAATTTGCGCAGAACGCCATCACAGTCCGATGCTCTGCCAAAACGCTTTAGGGAGACCGTTAACATTTCCGTTGTCATCATTGCCAGCATCAGGCTGTGCCACCTGAGCTCTGACACTGGGAGCACTCGCCTCTCGAGCCTGTTTTTGCTCTGTCTTTTGTGAGGTTTTGCTCTCCGTTTTCGTGTAGCCCATGCGTTTCGCGAACGCTTCGGCTTTATTTTCGAGGTCGGACTTTATGCGCCCTGCCTCATATTGCGCGGTCTTGATGATCAGCTGCGGAACCAACTCCTCATCTCGCACCGTGTAGTACTTGGAACGCTGTGCGGCCGGCATGTTTGCGTAGTCGCGCATCGTTGAAAACTTGCGACCATCTTCTGCTACAGGGCGCTCTTCGCGCGGGACCGATGAAAGCACCTTCTCAACGTGCATCGCGGTGTCTACCAATCGCTGTACCTCAGGCGACTTGCTGTTGTAGCTGTTGGGGTTGTTAATGACGCGCACAGCGGCATCAAGGGCTGGTAAACTCCACTGCTCGACAGCAGCCACAGCCTCCATTGCGATCGGGTCGTTCTTAATCTCTTCAACGACCTTGGCCTTGTCGGTAGCGAACGTCTCGATCAGATCAGGCCGCAGAACCTCAAGGAGGCTCTGAGACGCCATCTGATCAACCTGCTGGCGTATCGGTGCAAGCTGAGCCTCAGCGCGGGATCGGCGGACCTCTTCGATGTCTTGTCCGTACTTCTTGGCGAACCGCTCCTCAGCTTCTTGGATCGCCTGTTCTTTGATGATGGAACGCTCAGCATTTTTCAGGTGGCGCTCATCCACCTCTACAGCGTTTTGATCAACGAAGTCGGAGTGCTCCTCGTCTTCCCAGTCGAACTCAACTCCCGGGTTCTCTTTGCGCCACTTCTTCTCGTAGTCACGCTCTTTCTTGGAGCTCTCAAGGAACTCCTTGGTGAGATCGCGGCCCTTGTAGTCGTTCGGGTGGAGCTTCTGAACCTCGCGAAGACGGTCAACCTCATCACGGAACTCTTCTGGAATCTCAACCTCTTCATTGCGGCGTGCAGCCTCCTGCTTCCGGGCGTACTCAGCCTCGAGGCGGCGCTCTTCCATCTGCCGAATCGTTTCAGCAGTCGCCTCCGCGGCTGCCTTGCTGGCCATCTCAGTGATCTTCTCGGCCGAGATTTTCCGGCGCGGTTTAGGATCTTCGGAAAGATCTTCGGATTCCTCGTCGTTAGCCTTGGGTACGGACTTCTCAACAGTCCTCTGTTCCGATTTCGGTTCAGGCTTCTTTTCAGCCTTTTTTACGGGCTTTTTTTCATCCGTCTTCTTCGGAGTCGACTCCTGGTTTCCGGATTCCTCGGCAGCCTTCTGAACATCTTCGGATTGCTGCTGGTTCTCCTCGCCGAGCAGCTTGTCCAGCAGCATCATGCTCGCCTCTTTGGCGGCTTCGTTCATGGCTGCGGTTTCTGCCGGCGACTTTTCGGCCGGTGCGCTGCGGGCAGCATTCATCTGCCCGAGCCCTGTCTGGTCTGCGTCTTGCGATTGCTGTTGTTCAGTTGTCATGCTTGTCCGTGATATGCACTTCTGCGGTTTTGAACTGGTATCCCTCTGAGGACACCGTTGCGAGAATGTCTAGGCACGTCTGAAGACGCGCTGCTTGGGTGAGCGACTGAGACGCACGAGTGTCCAACCCCGCTTGGGCGCGGATTGCATCAGCATTTCTCGTTATGACGTTCGATGCAGTTGCCTGCAGAACAGTGACCTCAGCCAACAACGCCTGCCTGAGGAGGTAGTACTCCGGGGACAGGAGCCACTTCTGGAGCTTGCCCGACTGGGTAGCCTCCAGCGACCTGACTTGGACTTCCAACATTGGGATCTTGCTGTGCCGACTGGATTATCTGAAACAGCCTTACCAGCGCCTGACTCTGTTGATCCTGCTGCTGGGCAAGCTGTTGAATTGCCTGTGTGGTCTGTTGCGACTGAACCTGCATTGGCTCCACCAGATTGGTCCGAAGACCCTCGCTGAGTTCCATCAGCTTCCCGTCCACAATCTGGCTGGCCATTTGGGCCAACTGCTCTTGTATCTGCTGCTGCTGAGCAGCCTGTTGCTGCTCTTGGGCCGCCTGCTGTTGCTGAGCCTCCTCGGGCGATGGTTGTTCCTGTTGAGGCTGAACACGCAGGCGGAAATCTTTGGGCGCACCGCTGTAGACGAGCACCTGATTGAAGAGGTCGACCAGCTGATCGAGTCCGGCAGCTTGGGCAAGCACCGGGTTCGCAAAGATAGACTGGAACGTCTGGATCATGGTTCCGGCCAACTTGGCATCCACGATACGATCAGCGCCCTCACGATCACTTGAAAAGCCGTCGACTCGGAGAGCGTCTTTGCTACCACGAATACCAGCAGTCGTATTGCGACCCTCTGGCTCATCCACTTCAAAGCCCATCTTGTCGAGGACCTGCTTCTTCACGTCGTCCACCTCAGCAACATCGGCCAGCACTTCGTCGTCTGAGTAGGCCAAGAACGCCTCGTAAAGGAGCTTCTTGCGAGCCTTGATGGCGGCGTCGATGAAACTGCCGGTAAGCTCCAGTCGGTTGCTTGTATTGCTGGCGATGATCTGAACCTCTTGAGCCGTCTGCTCGTGAGCGGCAGGAAGGCCAACCTCCTGAGGCGAGAACCCAAGCACGCGCTCCATCATGGAGAGCAGCTGATTCACGCCACTGGCAATCTCGCCAGAGGAGCCTTGCGGCAACTGGACAGGCGTGAATGCGTCACGCTCAGACTGCTGCTGCCAGCTGAGTTCGCGCTTGGAGTACGGAACGAAAGTGACGCCGCGGTACTTCTTCTCACCGAGGTTGTTGATGATGTCGATGTACTTCTGATCAACGACATCCGAGTTCCAGAAAACAATGCGCTCTAGGTTCTGCTTCACCGTCAAAATGTACTGGGTGAGCATGTTGGACAGATGGTCCTGGAACGGAAGAATCTCCAACGCGAGTGAGGAGTTTCTGGCGTTGCCCATGTCCGCGTCATAGAGGTAGGCAACCAGCGGGTTATAGGCCAGCGGTACAGCATGACTGACAGTATGAGATCCAGTATGGATAAATCGCATCCACACGGGGTGATCGTAGTCAAACAGGTTCCACTCAGACGGGATGAGCTTCTGGAAGTAGCTGACCACTGTGACACCCTCGTCTTGGTGATTGGTCGTGTACCGGTACGCCTCGCGAACACGATCAGAGTCACCGGCTCCCGGGCTGAACGCCGTCGGGTCCGGAAACTTGAGCATGCAAGGGTTGATCTCGCGATAGAAGTTGTACTTCGACTCAACCCAGCTTCCGTATTTGAACTGGATGTTCTCCGTGTTCCAGAACTGCTTGTTGTTCTTTACGTCCTTGTACCGAAGCACGTTCCAGAAGCCAGCATACTCGATTCCGGTGTCGGTGTTGGCCGTGCTCAAACGACTATTGAGGTCGTAGAACATGCGGCTTGGGTGAGGAATCTCGAATCGAACACCCTCCTTGATCGTGCGCTCAACCTCCTTCTTGTTCTCGAGGTAGATCTGCTTCTCGCGGTAGAAGTCCTCAGCAGGGAAGTTCAGGCAGACGCCGTACTTGAGCATCTGCAGAATCGATTGACGCTCGTCCTCGCGATAGCCCATTTCCTGAACCATGCGCTGAATGCGGCTGGTGATGATCTCACAGCGCACACGGTTCTGCATCGTGGTGGACACCGGCTCGTACTTGTAGAGCGGGTAGATGTCTCGATCGCTGAACAGCTTAGCCCAGCGCATCTTCGTGTACGCCTGAACCAACGGAACGAAAATGTGAAAGAACGTCGGCATGTCCAGCTTCATCAGCGGCTTGCCGTCTGGTCCACACTTCTTGGTGCCGTCCGAATTGCACAGCGGGAGCAACATGTTCGACAGCCTCGACGTGAGGCCCATCGACTTCATGGCATCCATCACCTTCTCCGTAGAGGTGCCCTTGGAAAGCAGTCCCTCAACGAGGGTGTAGGTAATCTGACGCTGCGAAGCATCAAACGCTTGGTCGATCGCGTACCAAGTCCTAGCCTCGTTCAAGTTGCGCTGGATGCCCTCGTCGATACGCGACGAGTTCATGTCGATCAACGCCTTGATCTTGTCGTCGAGCTTCTCGGCCGTGAACTTCTTCTTGAGTTCTTCGACCGTTCCGCCGCGCTTCTTGAGGACTTCGAGATCGACCATGTGTCAGGAGGTTACTTCTTCTTAGGGCCACCGATCATAATGAGGATGCCCATGCCCTTGCCCTTCTTGCCGTGCATCATGGGTTTGCCTTTCGACTCGTCCTCGTACTCACCACCATCGTCTTCCCCTTCCTCGTCGTCGAGCTCGTATTCATCCTCGCCCATGTGTCCGCACTTCTTCACGTCGGTGAGTTCGCCAACGATCTCAGTGTCGGACTTCGAGATGACGGTAAAAGTACCGTGGATCTCCATGGTTTCCCCCTCTTCGAGCGAGTTGATTGATTCGTCGAGGCCGTCCCGCTTGAGTGTGATAGAGTCCATAGATGGCGACTTTCGATGGAGGATTTCCTGCGGCCCTGCTCTTTTACAACCGAAAGTCGCGCCGACCTTATGCAAGACACTCAAGGGCGGTGGTTGCCCGATCTTTCACCACGGGGATTCGAGGTATTCAACTCGTATGCCAGATACCTCATGGTGGACGGCCCTCGTAAAGCGGGTAAATCGCTTGCGATTGCACATCGTGTTGCACGCCACCTTTTCGAGAACAACAACGCCACCGTTGGCATCATTGCTAAGACCCTGAAAAACGGGAAGGTCGGCGTATGGTCAGACCTCACGAAGACCATCTTGCCTCAATGGATGGATGCCAAGATCGGCATGAAGTGGACCAAGGAGCCCACGATGGACGTAGCGACCAAGATGTCTTACGCCCGCGTCCGCAACGCTTACGGTGGCGAGTCTGAGGTTCAGCTGCATTCACTGGAGAACGTCTGGGAGGCATCAGCCAAGTTCAAGGGCACGCGATTCTCGCTGCTGTGGCTATCGGAGGCTGACCAGTTCGAGGACCGAATCGTGTTCGATGTTCTGACCGACCAGCTACGTGTCGTTGAGATTCCATACGAAAACCACCAGATCATCGCTGACCTTAACCCGCCTGAGAACGGAGTGAATCACTGGTTGGCAGGAATCTGGCTCACACGCAAACCGAGCGACAACGAGCAGTTTGAGTCACAGTTCCAGCGCATCCAATTCAGCCTCAACGACAACACGTTCCTAGATCCGCGGGAGAAGCAAGACCTCATCAACAAGTACATGTACGATAAGCAGCTGTACGCTCGCTATGTCATGGGTGAATGGGTTGAGGACGTGAGCAATGGACATTTCGCAGATGTCTTCGCGCCGAGCACTCATGTCGTTGGTAACGTGACCAGCGCAACTGAGGATGATCACGAGATCATCGTTCCTCCAAAGAACTGCTTCGAGTTGTTTACTGGATGGGACTTGGGCGACGTGAACCATGCCTGCTCGATTTCATGCAAACGGGTTGGAGACGACGGAAACTCAATCTTCGATGTTTTGGACGAGGCGGTTGTTATCGACCGCAAGGTGTCGATCGCTGACTTCACTGAGTTGGTCATGGAGAAGATGCAGTGGTGGGAGGACTACCTCAAGGACACCCACGGAACAACCAATGTTCTGTGGCGTCATTGGTCCGACAACTCTGCATGGAGATATCGAGCCGCTTCCGACGTGTACGACGAGCTCGTCGTTCGACAGGTGTCGCAAGGCAAGATTGTCCTGCACGCCGTTACGAAAGGCTCTGGCAGCGTAAAGCAGCGCATAGGCCTTCTCAAGAAGCTGCTATTCGACCGGCGCGTCTTCCTATCTGCACAGCTTCACAACACGATCAAGATGGTGCGCGAAATGAAGCCCGGCCCAAACAGGGCCGAGCCAATCCGTGACGGAGACAAGAACAAGCACATATTCGACGCGCTCACCTACATGCTCATCAGCGAGACACCTATGGATGTAGAACGACGTGCCATTACAGTGTCCAAAAAACCGACTGTTGTATTCACTCAATGAAGCTCATCTACTGCAACGATCGGGACATCGAACTCTGGGTCGTAAGAGATTCTGGTTGGTCTATTCCACTCAAATGCCAGCACTGCGTTGTGGATGAAGTTGGATACGTTCACGTCATTCCGGCTGTGCCTCTTGGGTTTGCTCAGTCAGGTGAGATTGAGCGGGTACTAACACATCAAGGTGCAACCACGTTGAAGTCTGGGTGGTTGTTAGAGGTTAGCGCGTTCAATCATGTTGCCACCAAGGCTGGAGGAATTACACCTGAGTTCTATTACATCTGGGACGGGTGTCAGGCAAAGCGACCAACGGTTGAGCCTGAGCAAGTTAAACGAGCAAAACCGACCAAGAAAACTCATTCATCAGATCCGTTCATCGATCACGTTGCATCAATTTCAGGTGTTAGCAAAGATCTACTAATTGTCTCATATTTAGCAATTACACAAGCGATTCCTGGATGGTTGCTTGCTGGAAATACGCTGAATCTTGGGTCAATCCGATTGGCCGCGGTTCCGTACCGACGCAACTGGAAGGAGATTGTGCTCGCACGATACCCAACGCTCCGCAAGGCGCTTATGGTGCGAGAGCCAAATAGGCTGCTGTCTATGGCGTTCACAGCCGCATCAAGGGTTGTGAGATTGTCTGAATTGACCGAGTGCCACATGCGTCGAGGAAATCCCCTTTTCTCCTGGACTGTAGAGGTGTTGCACGACTCAGACTGGGAAAAGACCTGTGACGATGTAGAGGGGAGGTCGGCCGCCCAACTTGGATCAATCTCTTACGTTAAACGCTGGGCCAACCGTGTTTCGCAAATTGAAGAGACCGTTTATGAGATATTATCTGCTCACATTCAAAAAGAGACTGCGCCGACTTGCCGAGTACTGTGGCGTCGTGGTCAGCGGGGTATGCAGTTTGTTCAAGCATCTCCCACTGTCCTTGGCCCTGCAACGGTTCTTGAATGCGACGATGGCAGCGACAGCAGCGTTGATGATTTCCTCGGAATCGAGGACTCCGCGAAGTATCTGGAGGAAAAGGCTGAACGCCTGTTCAAAATGTCCGCTTTACAACAAGCGGATGAAGACATGCGGACACCACGGGGAGACGATGAAGCACCCGGATTTAGGCCGCTCGACAGTGGGGTGCTGGTGTTACATACCCCTCGCTGCCAAGTTACGGGACAAGGAGTGCTGGCTTGTGGAAATCAATCTCAAGAAAAACTGGATCAATGACACCAATCCCAGCTGAACAAAACGATTCCGCTACTCAGCCTGCACGCCCAGTGGGCGGCAAGCCTCCGATCTCTATGGCGGTTGCCGAGAAGGCCGCGCGCGAGGCGGGGTTCAATATCATTGACGCCAAGCAGCTGAAGGCCGCTGGAATTTTTGGCGAGTTCGTATCTCAGGTTGGCGCAATCCATCTTGGAAGATCGCGACTCGCCATGAATCTGGCACGCACTGACAGGGCCATGGACTTCTGCGAGTCTGCGATCAAGAACCGTGAGTTTCCTGATCCAGAATCGATGATCGGCGTGATGAAGGTCCACGCATCCCTGATCAGCGAATCCAACAAGGCTGCCGAGCTTCTGATCAAGTCGGCCCAGCAGGCGGCTGAGACCGCCAAAGCTGAGGCTATGGTAGTGTTGCCAGGATTCGCTCCGCGTGCTCAGGTTGGCCCAACGCAGGTCAACGTGATGGTTAACGCCAGCAATGGCGTGGCCGATACTGTTGAAATCAAGGAGAACTGAACCATGCCAGCAATCAAGGGTGTCAAACGTCTTCCGTCCGGTGGTGTCATCTATCGGGGAGAACGGTTCCCCGGCTTCAACAAGCCCAAGGCCGCTCCTGCTGGAGACACCAACAAGAAACGGGTGCTCGCCAAAAAGGGTAACAAGGTCAAGGTCGTCCCGTTTGGCCATCGCGGATACAGCGATTTCACAAAGCACAAGAATCCCAAGCGTAGGGCGAACTATCTCGCCCGATCAGGGGGTATCCGCAACAAGAGTGGCGAGTTGACCAAGAACGACAAGTTCTCTGCAAACTACTGGGCGAGAAGGATTCTCTGGTGAAAGTTGCATCCAAGTCCAACCCGTCTCTGTGGAGCCGGATTGTCCGCGAGGTGAAGGCGTCATCGAAAGGTGGACGACCCGGTCAGTGGAGCGCCCGCAAGGCTCAAATTGCTGTGAGCCGTTACAAGGATCGTGGCGGCTCATACAAGGGTTCCAAGTCTCCGTCGAACAGCCTGTCCAAATGGACCCGTGAAGATTGGGGGACCAAGAGCGGAAAGAACTCTATCGTCGGCCGTGGTGCCACGGGGGAGCGATACCTGCCACGAAAAGCTCGAGAGGCGTTGAGCGACTCGGAGTATGCTGCGACCAGCGCCAAGAAGCGTGCTGGCATGAGGGCTGGAAAACAGTTCGTCCGCCAACCAAGATCGATCGCAAGCAAGACCGCAAAGTACCGCGACTAAACGACTCCGACTTTCGCCTCACCCGGAAACCGTGTAGGCACCAAACGATTTATGGCTACGACCACCATCTACAACAAGGCTCTGGAGCAGATCATCTCTGGGACCATGACTCTCGCCACAACCCCCGCAGGATCAACTCCTCCGTACAAAGTGCTGCTTCTTGGCTCGTCGTCGAGCTACACCCACTCCAAGGCTCACATCAACCTGAGCGACGCACTTGCTGCTGGCGCTGTTGAAGCGTCCGGTTCCGGTTACGACACTGGCGGCAAGGTGCTCGGAAACATTACGACCACCACCAATCAGTCTGGAAATTTCGTGCAGGTTGACATCAACGATGTGCAGTGGGGTCTTGGCGCTGGCGGTTCAACGATCACGGCTAAAGGCGCGATCATCTATCTTCCCACTGGCAATCCGGCCACGAGCTCATTGCTGGCGTACATCAACTTCGACGGCACTGTCTCCTCCGCCGCATCGGTGTTCACCATCGACTTTCAGACCCCTCTGAAGTTCCAGAACTAACCATCTCATGGCTAACCTGATTGCGTTCGCGGGTTACGCCCGTGAAGGTAAGGACGCCGCCGCGACGAGGCTTATCAACCTCGGATGGAAGCGCATTGCGTTCGGTGACATCATCAAGCGCCAGATCGATTCGCTGGTGCAGCAGCATCTTGGGTTCTCAGCTTTCACTGAGAACGACACCCAAAAGAAGCAGATCCGCCCGATCCTTGAGCAGTGGGGTGAGGTGAACTACGACGGGGTTATGGGAGAGTTTTTCAACTCTCTTCCCAACTACGCCGTGAACACCCGATTGGTTCGCTTGCGCGAGGCCAAAGAGTGGATCAAACGTGGCGGCATCATCCTGCGCATCCGTCGCCCTGGAGTAGAACCCGCCACCGATTGGGAGCGCATGCGTCTGCAGGAGCTCTACGACGGCGGTGTGATCCATGACACGATCATCAACGACTCTTCGATCGATGTGCTCTGGGACCGGGTGAGCCGCTTCGCCGCTGTGGGAGACGTATATCTCCAAACTCGTTAGGTGTTGACTCGTGGTGTTTTACACCTACTCTCGGCTTGGCATTAAGCCAAGTCATTCAAAACCATGTCTACACCACTGTTTCGCAAAGCAACCCGCGAGAAGGTCTTCCTGAAACTCGCGGTCACTGGTCCGTCCGGCTCCGGAAAAACCTACTCGTCGCTGCGACTCGCTCGGGGTCTTGTTGGACCCAGCGGCAAGATCGCGCTCATCGATACCGAGAATCGTTCTGCGTCCCTGTACGCTGACCGCTTCGACTTTGACACGCTCGATATTGCTCCTCCGTTCGACAACGAGAAGTTCGTCGATGGGGTCAACGCGGCTGTCGAAGCTGGGTATGGTGCCATCGTCATCGATAGCGCGTCGCACTTCTGGGAAGGAATCCTCGACTACAAAGACAAGCTCGATCAGCGCGGAGGAAACTCCTACACCAACTGGAAGATTGCTGGCGATAAGTTCGGCGGAATCGTCAAGGCCGTGCTTCAGTCTCCAGCCCACGTCATCTGCTGCATGCGATCCAAGATGGACTACGTTCAAGAGAAGGACGACCGCGGCAAGACTCAGATCAAGAAGGTCGGCCTCGCACCGATCATGCGCGACGGAATCGAATACGAGTTCACCACCGTGTTCGACGTGGCTCTCAACCATCAGGCCGCTGTCAGCAAGGACCGCTCTGGCCTCTTCGTTGACAAGATCTTCCAGATTACAGAGGAGACCGGTGCGCAGCTTGAAGCATGGCGTCTGTCTGGTGGTGAGCCGTTATGGAAGACGCAGTTGACCGCTGTCATCGGCGCTAATGAACCCAAGGCCAACACGTTCCTCGTCACGCTTGGGTGGATCAAAGAAGGTCAAACATTCCGGGATCTGTCTGTAACCAACGCCGAGAAGATCCTGTCAAACACGACCGCATTCCTCGCCAAGGCCACAGCCTGACACGTTGATTGAATTGAACCATGGAAACTCAATCTACCGAAGCTGTTCCTCTGTTTCTGGAGCCGACTCTTGTTCCAGATGGAATCCATCATCTGCTGGACGAAACGGTGTACAGGCGTGACCCAGCAATCGCCATCTCTGACCTGAAGGAGATGTCCATTTCGCCTGCCCACTTCTACTCCAAGAAGTTCGGAGGATACCGCGCTGAGCAGACGGGCGCTCAGTACATTGGAACTCTGACTCACCTGTCGGTTCTTGAGGCGGAAGAATACGCCAAACAGGTAGTTCTTGAGCCGGTCGATGCTCCAAGGAAACCAACGTCGGCGCAGATCAACGCCAAGAAACCAAGCGACGAAACGATCGCTGCAATCAAGTGGTGGGAAGATTGGAACAAAGAGCACGGCCACAAGACCATGCTTTCTCAGGATGAGGTTACTCAGATCAGTGGTATCACTGGTGGTGTTCAGTTGAATCCTGACGCCATGCAGCTGATGAGTGGCGCGATGAAAGAGGTTGCCATGTTCAAGACCATCATGGTCAACGGGCGCAAGATTCGCATCAAGGGTAAGGCTGATATCATCTGTGACCCGAAGAGCAAAAATGCCGAGGTGATCGCCGACCTCAAGACCGTAGATCGAGGCTATGCAAATCCTGACGACTTCTCCTACTCCATCAAGAAGTGGGGCTACGCTCAACAGGCTGCGTGGTACATCGATCTGTACAACATGCTGACGGCGACTGACGACCCATTCACGACTCATGTTAAGAAGAGTCAGTGGGTCTTCATTGTGGCTGAAAAACTACCTCCGTACGTCTGCATCACTCTCGAACTCGACACGGATTCAATCGAGGCCGGTCGAGCCATCAACAAGCGTCACCTCGAAACTCTCGCAGAGTGCTTCAAGACTGATGTCTGGGAGCGCCCTCTAAATGGCGTGCGCGGTCGTGTATCCATTCCCGAATGGGCCAAAAAGAAGAGTTAACGAAAACCTGCATCAGATGCGGGCGCACTCAGTCGACCAAGAACTTCTGGTCGGGCAGGCCAACCTGCGTTGAGTGCGCCCGCAAACTTTGGTACGCACCCAAGTGCAACGCCGATCCGCGCCGTGGTCCAAACTGGCCGATGATGGAACGCATGGTGAAAGCAGGCCTTATCAGTTACCCACCCGAAGCATTCTCCGATGATCAACCCACCAAGTGACTACTGGCACATTGCCATCGACCCGGGTGCCTCAGGAGGCATTGCATGGAAAAACGGCGATGGACCGATGACCGCAGTGCCAATGCCTCAGGAGCCGACTGATACGGTCAAGCTCTTGGGCGATCTAGTGCTGAAGGGATACACTGTTCTTCACATCGAGCAGCTTCCACGGTTTGTGCCCATGGGTGGCGGGAAGGGAATACCCGGCTCAATGGCTGCAGTGATGTTTGAAAATTTCGGTATCGTCCTTGGTGCCGCCATGGCTCTCGGATACCGCATCGAGCGCGTCCCTCCGCAGACGTGGCAGAAGGAACTCGGGCTTGGAAACTCCAAGGGACTCTCCAAGACAGAGTGGAAGAACAAGCTCAAGGGCCGTGCTCAGGAGCTCTTTCCGGGCATTCCGATCACGCTCAAGACATCCGACTCCCTCCTGATCTGGGAGTACGGCCGAAGACACTGTTGACAGGTTGTCTGCGGTGTATTACAAGGTCAGTGTCTTCGGCGATCGGTGAGAGGAGAGCCGAGGGTGTTCAATAGGCGCGGTTCAATCACAGTTTTTTGCCCCACGTTTTCCGAGGTTTCGCTGATCCGCCCCAGCGATCTCTCCCCCTCGGACTACGTGGGGTTCTTTTTTCCCGTTCACTGAA